AATTCTACGGATGCTCATGACATCTTTACCCGTGCCCACGAAATTTTTCAAGTTTTTTCTTTGGCACACTAATTGTATTTGCAAATGCCATACCAAACTGAAATGGTACACTTTTTGACACATGTCACAGAGATGTAACGTGGTACACTTCTTGATTTGTGACACAGAAATGACACAAAACTTTTTTATTTTTCTTGAATTTTTTTCTTGACATTGACTCCAGCACTTGGTATACTACTCTTGTATTGAGTGAGTAACAAGAACTTCTACAGAGATCATTATGAGTGCCCTTAACACGTTTGACTTCTATTCCATCACTGTTTCTTCCAAGACTAAATCTCCACTGCTCAAAGCTGGAGTTGAGAAACACCTAATTTCTAAGTACAGAACAGGGTGGAAAACCTATGGGTACGGCTGGAGTGCTAAGACCTACCCTGTGTGGGGTTATGAAGCAACAGTGGGTTACACTGAGGTTAATGGAAACCCCGATTCAGTAGCCAAGGAATGGAGTGACAAGGGGCTGACTACTCATGTAAGGTATCATGCAGTAGACTAAAAGCATGCTTAGCCCCTGGGCTGAATGTGAAAAAAAGTCTTGACACTCTAGTATGCATAGGGTATACTAGAGTTTCTTTCAGTGGTGATGAATGACTCATCACTATTTTTCAATTCTCAATAGAGAGATTCACAATATGAAAAGTTCAAAACGATTATCTGTAGCACGAGCACGAGCTGAGATTGCAAGACGTAATGTGGTTGTACTTGAGGCAAGGATTGCTGAGTTGAAAGCAGAGGTGGCACGTCAGAAGGCTACAGTAGTCTAGATAATACCTGAGAGTGCTCAGAATCCTCACCAGTGGGTGCTCTCATTTATCTGGTACATTATGAACGATTTAAAATTTACAACAGCAGGAGACTATATGAGCAGTGCTCGAGCAACTACGAATAAACTTCTAGAACTGATTGAAGAAGGTGTGCTGACTAGTGAACATGTTTTGAGTTGTGCGTTGAGTTACATGTCAGAGGCTGATGTCAAGGACATGGCTGAGTGTAATGAACTACTAGAGGAAGAAGAGGTTTACTAAAAACGGTATGCTCTTTGCAACACTGGAGGCCCGTGGCATTCACTCTAGCTGCCCCTTCAGAGCATTCTGTGTATTTTTACCCTGTGGTATACAGTTTGCAAAAGCAAAGAGCATACCCCCCAAAAACATGAGCCGTGGCTGCAATCTATACGGATTCTAAGGAACCTAGAGATTACCTCACATAAGAGAATTCTAAGTGCTCAAAGTATGTGTGCGTCCTCCATGACACACTATTTTCTATATTCACTTCTTTGTATAGATTCCCCAGAGAACCCAAATTGCAACAAGCCCAATCAATCCTTCGCTTCCAAGTTGCTTCACAATCTCTACCACTGAACCCACAATATCCATTCCTAGAAACGGAACAGCAGCTCCAAAGATAATCTGAAGAACAACTCCTAGTGCAATAATTGCAAGTCCTACTTCTGTTAGGCTACGAATCCAGCCTACTACTTTATCTATCATATGACATGTCTCCTTTTAAATAGATAATAGGAGTATTTATATTATATATACCCCCCCTTAAATCTGAGCAGTAATGGTTTCCTTCTCAAACTCTCTTAATCGTTTATAGACTGATACCAGTTCCACAATCTTTAGCCAACTCCGAATAATATACTGGAGGCTTTCTGCAACCTTTGAAAATGCACGAACAGTTTGTGATACAATTCCCAGAGTGATTCCTCCTGCAATAATGGTTGGCCCCAGTGCAACATAAGGCACAATCACCATTCCTTGCAGGTAGCTCCACTTTGCAATATTGAAATAGAAGTAATGCAGATAGGAGCGAAAGTGAATCGTTCTCACTGCATCAAACAATTCATTCACAAGTGCAACTCTTGCACGGCTCTTACTGTTTTCTCCTAGTACCAGTTCCTTTCGATATGCAGCTTCTTCCTTTTGAATATCATACTCAATGCCTGGGAGTTTTGAACCCACGGCACTCAGCACAGCAGTTCCTCCAAGGGCAGTCAGTATCACAATCCAAACTAGTCCGTGGTCTACCTCTCCAGCAAAGGGAAGTTCTGTAATACTCTGACTCAATCCATAGAGTATTGGAATGAAAGCAATCAGCATCAGCACGGATTCCAGCAGTCCGATTCCTAAGTCTTCCATGATTCTTGCAAACTTTAGCGTGTCCTCTTGCACTCTCTGGGATGCTCCTTCAATGTGTCTTGCATGTTTCCAGTTTTCCATATAGTAGTCAGCCATGGACTGTCGCCATCGGAATGTCCAGTGATTCACCAGAAATCCATTGAATACCACATTGATTGCAATATAGATTCCTGCAAGGTATCCAAAGTCCAGCATGTATCCATAGTATTCCGTCAGAGTCACTGAGCCTGGTGTAGTCAGTGCTTTCTGTAGTGCATCATAGAATGCACCAAACCATTCATTAATCCGTACATCAAGTTGTACGGTGCTCCACATGGCGGCAATGATAATCAATGTACCAAGGATGCTCCACCATCCGTATTTTTTTACGTCAAGAAAGAATCGAAACATGTTGCCTTTTTTTATTTTATAGGGGATTCACTATTTATAAATATTCCAAAAGAGGAATAATGAACATGCATAGCTTCTGGGAATATAATAATAATTTTGTTTTGTCTGAAAAGGTTAAATGGACTCGCAGCCTTTTTGACCATTTGTTTACGTTGCCTTATAAAGAAATCAATGACTTCTTTTTAAAGAAATCAGTTTTTGCAGCATTGAAAGGTGACAATCCAGAAGCAGACAAAATGTATTATCTAATTCCAGATGATGATTTTCGATATCAGCTTCCTCTGGTTCCGGCAATGATTGAGCGTGTAGTAGGTTCAGTGGTGACCTATGGAATACATGCAAGCAGTCCAGAGAACCTTGAGAATTTGATGAAGTTGCAGAGTAAGAAAAGCAAGCAAGTTTCTGTATATACTACAGATGAAGAAGGAAGAATGACATCCGGTGTGCATGGAGGTGGAGGTGTCTATTCGATTCTTAAAGGAAATGTCTATGCAGGAGGCAGCACAGACATCATGAGCATCGTAGACAAGCAAGGAAGAAGACTAGTAGACCTTGGGCCGAAGAGCGAACTTGCATTTGCATATGACTATGACGATGTTGTAAGAAGTTCTGCATACAAAAAAATGTGGATGGACTTGCTAACATTCAGAAAATCAATTATCAACAATCTTGTTGCATTGGGAAAAAAGAGTATTGGTGATGAAAAGAAATATGTTGAGCGTGCAATAGACACTTCTTCTCCTCTGGTAAATGGAAGCATTAAAAGAGATTTTATCAAGAAATATATTGACGGTACAGAAAAGATTTTAAAGAAACACAAGGATGTGTTTGCAAAGATGTACATAGGTTGGGCAAGGAAGCAAAGCAGTAGTTGGAATTCTGTTGCAGATTCTTATGATGAGCTTGTGATGGGCAACTTTGAAATTGTTGCAGTCTATATTGAAGACCATATGGAAGAAGATTTTATCATGCATTTTTCTGGTGACCCAGATGATGCATACTTTACCATTGATGACTATGAGCTTCCTTCATTGGAAGAAGTAATCAGAAGAAATAACTTTAAGTTTCCAGTAAAGATTGCAACTGATTCTCATCAGTTACTTCCAAAAATAATTGACAAACTAAAATAGGAAAAGAAAAATGAAAAAAATAATTTTAACTGCATTCATGTTTATTGTTCCTGCAAGTTGCAGCTATGAAGGTGTAGAAGACAGTAGAGGAAGACATGTGGAAAAGATTCCACCAATTAATATTAATATTGAAAACATTAATACAAACAATATTAATTCAAATGATGCAGATAACACAACTATTGTAATGAATGATAATTCTTCTGCAACAGCTACTGCATCTGCAAATGATAATACTACGATTGACAATTCTACAGACAATAAATCAAGTGGGTGGTTCTTCTATTTTAATAGCAGTATATGATAAGACATAATGACCTTGAAGATGATTTATTAGAATCCAAAGAAATAAAACAGAAAGTTAGAACTAATGAAATCTATGCACAAAACTTGTATGCAGCTCTCTGCAACATGCAATGGGTAAAAGATGATTCTGTCCAAGCATGGCATTGCTCATGGAGATATGCAGGAAGTTTAGTTGCACAGATGAATGGTGAAGGAGATTATCTTGATTGGTATTTTTCAAGCTCTTTGTTTTCAAAAGAAGGATTTGTCAATGAAGGTGCGGTTACAGATTGGATTATTGATGACTTAAAAGAACTCGGCTGGAATCCTTTGCCTTGGGAAAAATCTCAGGAGCAAGAGAGATTAGAAATAAAGGAGGGACTGCCAAAAAGAACTTGACAATGCTATTCTATAGAGGTATATTAGCAGTGTAGGTTTTAGTAGATAACTTTATATAGAGACTATATTATGATAAGAAAAATAAACGATGTGGATAAAAATAAGTTGCAACGTGAGCATAAAGTTTATAATAAAGAAATGCGGCAAATGGGAATGCATTTTCTTCAGAAATCATTTGATGAATATGTTGCATATAAGTATGGAAAGTATAAGCCAAAGAAAAGAAAAGCACCTACTCCAGAAGAACAGCCTTTATATAGAAGAGAAGAATCTTCTGTACCAAGTATGAATACCTTGGGACAACATCATGATAATAAAAATACAACCAATTCAAAAATTTATACGGGAAAAATTATTAAAGGAATAGGCACAATGCATAAGTCAAATAGTGTTCCTGTTATAAATAATAATGTCGCTAAAGACCTTGCATCTATGCGGCGTTAAATAACTTTCATAAAGGAGTATTATTTTATGGAAACAGCAGACATGATTAAACAGTTAGTAGATGTCGGCGGCACCATCACAGCGCTAGTAGCTTGTTTCTGGTATATAAAATATTTAAGTGAGAGGCATGAAATAGAGAGAAAATTATGGATGGATAAAGATAGCGAATCAGATAGAGCATTAAGAGAATTGCTTACTGATTCAAATAAAATTTTGGGTGATATGAAAAATGTATTTAATGAGCACACATTTCTATTAAAAGAAATTTTAGATAGAAAGCAAGGTTCAGTTACTAAATGAGGTAATTTGAAAAATAGTCCTATTAATGAATTACAGCAGTTAATGATATTAACTGCTGAAGAGTGTGGTGAACTTACACAGAGATGTAGCAAAATACTAAGGAGATATGAATTAAAAAGTGAAATAGAAGAAGAGCAAAGAATTAAATTAATTGAAGAAGCTGGTGATGTTTTGTGTATGATTGGATTGATGGTAGAGCATAACATTACTAATTGGGATGAATTAGAAAAACGTGTTATTGCTAAAAAAGCTAAATTAAAAATATGGAGTGAATTAATAAAATGAAAGATTATGAATCTAAAATTATAGTTGCACTTGATAATATGTCAGCTCCTATGGCAAGAGATATTATTGCAAGATACTGCAATCAAGTGTATGGGTTTAAAATGAACCATACATTATATCCTTATATTGGTAAAGAATATAATAAAATATTCTGTGATTATAAATTGTTCGACATACCAAATACAATGTGTTCTGTTATTGAAAGTGCTATTGATTCTGGAGCTGAAATGATAACAGTTCACATGAGTAATAGTGCAGATTCAATTGAAGCAATATCTCAGTATGCAGACAAGATAAAACTACTTGGTGTTACTTTTTTAACTAGTTGGTCACATAATGATGTGCGGTCTGTTTTTCAGCAAAGTATTTTTAATGTTTATAAAAGATCCAGCTGGATAATGAAAAAATATAATTTTTGGGGAATGATATGTTCACCTAAAGATTTAATATTGCTAGAAAAAGATGTGCCGGATTCTCATGGATTGAAAAAAATATGTCCGGGCATAAGACATGATGTATTTAATTCTCAAGATCAAATTAGAGTTTCCACACCAGAATATGCAATTGAACATGGTGCAGATTATTTAGTTATGGGTAGAAGTTTTTTAAATCATAAGGATGAATAGGTGTCACATAATTTTGATATAGTAAATGCACAGCCTGCATTAATACAAGCTAAGCTAGATTTATATCATGAACTTCTCAGTGATTCAATTACACTAGCTGCAAACATAAGCGAACTTTCTGGTGATTCAGTTTCATCTTCTACAACTGATGGAGTTGTTACCAAAACAAAACCAAATGAAAGTGAAGATGGTTCTATAGGAAGTAGAATAGATTTAAAGTGGGATGAATTTATAATAGGTGTGCAAGAACTTAAAATAGTAATTGACACTTTAAGGTCTGGTAATCCAAAAAGTTTAGATAAATTACTTCCCAAAATAAATAATTTTACAAGATTAGAATTAGACCAAGCTGACATTGATGCTGTAAACTATGATGTGTTTCCTAGAATCACAAGAGGTTCTAGAATTTATCAAAGAACTTCTAGAGCATATGTTGAGCCAGACCCTGTTAGTGACCCCCCTCAGCATGTTCCTCCTACATTTACTATTGGTACGGTATATGATATTAGAGATAATATTGTTGTAGTTCATCCTCACACTGGAAGTTTTGAGCTCTCAGATAATACTGATACATCTGATGCAAATTATTACAATGACCAAATATCTGTAGTTTTGGGTGGAGAACAAAATCCAGTGATGGTTACAACTGGAATGGTAGAAACATCAAATGGAAATTCTGTTCCCACTGATGGAACATTTTTAAGTACGAACTCAAGCTTAAATATGCCAGGGCAAATAAAAGTTCTTTCTTTGAGAAGTCATGATGGAACAGCTGGTTCTCAAACAGTGCATAAATCATCCATTGATATTACAACAAATGTAAATACAATTAATAATACTGTTCAAACAAAAGTAACAGAATATACAGACAATCATAATTCTATATTTGGAGATACATCAAATCCTTCTAATATTATTAATGGTATTATTCAGAATATGCAGTCATTGGTTAGAAAGGCATCAATTGCAATTAGTTATTTTCAAGCTCTTCCAACAGCAGAACAAAAAACACTTGGATTCAAAGATCCAGTATTAACAACTTTGCATACTTTAATTACTACAACAGCCATGTTTCCAGAGATTAGTTCTGGAGTTTTTTCAAGTGGAAATACTTTCTTAGATGCATTACATACTGTGTCAAAAGATAAAACAACTTTATTTACTTTAAAAGAAACTAATGCAGATGGAGTTGTTCTTTTAGATGACAATGGAGACGAAATAAAAACAACATCAATTGATAGTGAAACAAGGTCAGCTAGTTATTCAGAAGCAATTATTGGACTTAATGGATTAGAAAATCCGAATGGTATTGATAGATTGAATACTTTACTTTCTACATTAACTTCCACAATTACAGCTTTAGATAATGCAATTAAAACAATAGAAATTGATGAAACTAGAAGAGGCATTTTGTCACAAAGATTAGGAACGGGAATATTTAATTATGGAAATGTTTCTCCAATTAACATAGCAAAAGATTCGTTATGGAATTTATTAGATGCCTAGTGTAGCAAGAATTGGAGATCCAACTTCGGCAGCCACATGTCCAGCAGATCACTCTGGAGCATCTGGAACACAACCTTTGCCAGGCGTTACTGGAACTATTACTTCTGGAAGTGGTAACGTATTTGCAAATGGTGCATCTGTTGCAAGGATTGGTGATCCTCTAGTAATAACAGACGGGCATCATCCTTCAGCAACAATTGTTTCTGGAAGTGGTACAGTTTTTGTAAACGGTGCATCTATTGCTAGACTTGGAGATAGTACAGTTGGAACTGCTGGATGGGCTGCACCAATTTCATCTGGTAGTGGAAATGTAATCGCAAACTGATAAATAGTTGTTCATAATAGGGAGTTTTTTTGATGAACAACTTTTCTCATTTTATGGGCCGAGATGGTTTTGTCTGGTGGATTGGTGTTATTGAAGATCGTAATGACCCAGATAAAATTGGAAGGGTTAGAGTTAGGTGTCTAGGTTATCATACAGAAAACAAAGATGATATACCTACAGAAGACCTACCTTGGGCTCATGTAATCCTACCTCCTACTGCTCCTTACGGAGCACTTCATAATCTGGTGCCTGGCATGTGGGTTATGGGTTTCTGGAAAGACCCAGCATTCATGCAGGAACCTATCGTGACAGGGATTATTCCCGGCTATCCTATTGAATCTCCAGACAGTACAAAAGGGTTTAATGACCCAAATGGAGACTTAAATGTTGGTTGGGATTCTCCTTATGGTAAATCTCATCCAAATAGAATAGATGAACCTGACACTTCTAGATTAGCTAGAAGTGAAAAATCTATAGACCAAACTGAATATAAACCACATGATGAAATTGCAGCAAGAGATGGAAAAGCATCTAAAGAAATTAAAGTTGCAAACGATAAAGAATCAGCTTGGAATGAATTAAAAACAATAGACCCAACTGAAAGAGGAAAGTCTGCTACAAACACAACAAACGTAGAAACATTATCATCAAGAAGTGCATCAAATAGAAGAAATCCAGAGTATCCTTATAATGATGTTTATGAATCAGAGTCTGGACATATCTTTGAAATAGATGATACACCATTTGCTGAAAGATTATATCGAAAACATAGAACAGGAACTTTTGAAGAAATAGATGCAGATGGAAATAAAGTAACAAGAGTTATAAAAGATAATTATACAATTGTTCACGGTAACGATTATGTATATGTTAAAGGTAATGTAAATCTTACAGTTGATGCTGATTGTAGAACTTATATTAAAGGTAATTGGGACATTCAAGTTGATGGTGATAAAAAAGAAGTTATTAAAGGAAATGTTACAGAAGAATATGGAACCAAGAAAAAAGAACATACACATAACACAAAAGTTTCAGCAAAAAGAATTGAAACGGTTGAAGGAGATACAGAAGAAAATTATGTAAAGAAAACTGAAACTACAAGTGGTGATGTAAAAGAAACTTATGGGGGTAAACAATCTACATCAGTCAGTGGAAATAGGAAGCTTCAAAGTGGTGCAGGAATAGACATGGATGCTCCAACCATTCAATTAAACTAAAGGAATGATTATGATAAAAGAACGTATAAAAAGACCTCCTAAACGTCCTAGATTTAATTACATTATTATACTTGAGGATATAGTTACAGGCAAGAGATATGGTGGAACATTTCCTGCTTTCTGTATAGAGAATGCAGAGTTTATGGCAAGCTGTCTTAACGGAATAATTATAGGTGAAATGGATGAAGAAGGAAATGAGTATTACTATGAAGACCAAATAGATAAATTAAATGCACATTTTAATAATAATACTTGGCACAATAATGTTAGATGGATTTCTTAGAATAAATATATTTAATAGGGAATAAAAAAATATGACAGTAGCTACCAGTAAATATGATGCAGAGTCTAATAATTTATCAGATAGGTCAGCACAGATTTACAAAGATTTAAATTTAAATTTTTCTTTGCATCCAATTAAAAAAGATGTTTCTACTCTTTCTGACATATCGGCAATCAAAAGAAGTGTAAGGAATTTGATTAATTTAAATCTTCATGGTAAGCATGAAAAGCCTTTTCATCCAGAAATAGGTGCATCTATTAATGATAATTTGTTTGAACCTAATGATACATTTTCTTTAAATGTTATGGAAAATAGAATAATAGATACATTAAAAAATTATGAACCAAGAATTATTCTTGAAAAAGTTGAAGCATTCTCTGGAGAAGCTAAAGATTTTTTTGGAGACCAATCGAATGAGATTAGAATAAAAATAGAATTTTATATTAAAAATGCAGTGACAGATTTAATAGAATATGAAACCATTATACAAAGAGCAATATAAAAATGGCAGTTAATTCATCTAAATTAAGAGTTACAGAATTAGATTTTGATGACATAAAAACCAATTTAAAAATATTTTTAAATGGTCAAGATACTTTTACAGATTATAATTTTGAAGGTTCTGGATTAAATATATTGTTAGATACCTTGGCTTACAACACACATTATTTAGCATATAATTTAAACATGGCTGTCAATGAATCTTTTTTGGACAGTGCAATTTTACGCTCATCTGTGGTGTCACAGTCTAAAGCTTTAGGTTACGTTCCAAGGTCTTCTCGCTCTGCTGTTGCAAGTGTAAATGTTACATTGAATAATACAACAAAAACAACAGCATCAATGTCAAAAGGTCAGGTTTTTAAAACAAACATTGACGGTCAATCATTTGCGTTTATAACAAATCAAGATTATTCGACTAATATAAATGCTGGAGTATTAACATTTAATAATATTTTAATATATGAAGGAACATCTATAAAAACAGAATATGTTGTTAATACTAAAAATATAAATCAAAAGTTTTTATTAACAGATAACTTAGCTGATACTACAACTCTAGCAGTTAGCGTTAAAACATCAGCAACTGATACTAATATTAGAACATATAAACATGCAACTGATATAAGTCAAGTTACAGATATATCAGAAGTTTATTTTTTACAAGAAGTAGAAGATGGTTTTTTTGAAATATATTTTGGTGATGGGGTAATAGGTAAAAAATTATCTGATGGTAATATAGTTACATTAGAATATATTATTTGTAATGAAGAGAAACCAAATAGTGCTAGCAATTTTACCACAACAGCTGTTGATGGTGTTACAAATGTTACAGTTTCAACTGTTGCTGCTGCAGCAGGTGGTGCATTTCCAGAAACAATTGAATCTATAAAATATTTTGCTCCCTTAAATTATGCATCTCAAAATCGAGCAGTTACTGCACAAGATTATAGAACATTAGTTCCAAAAGTTTATGCTAATGCTCAATCAGTAAAAGTTTGGGGAGGTGAAGATAATGACCCTCCCAACTATGGAAAAATTTATATAGGGGTAAAACCCTTTAGTGGGACGGGATTGACTGAATCTCAAAAGCAAATTGTAGTTGATTCATTAAAAGATTATTCTGTAATTTCAACTCAGCCGGTGATTGTTGACCCAAAAATAGTTTCTGTATTAATGGATGTTGTTTTTAGATATGATGAAAACTTAACTTCTAAAACTTCTACACAATTAGTTAAAGGGGTGCAAGATAAAATTACAAGCTATGTTGTAAGTGATTTAGAAATGTTTGATAAGATGTTTAGATTTTCAGAAGTTAGCAGATTGATTGATAACTGTGATGATTCTATTCTTTCTAATGTTATTAGATTAAATATGTCAACTTCTATTTCTCCAACTTTGTCTACAGCTCAGTCATATACAATTAATTTTCATAATGCGTTATTTAATCCACACGAAGGGCACACTTCTGTAATAACATCCACACCTTTTAAAGTCACAGGCTCAACTATAGACCATTATATAGATGATGATGGTAAAGGAAATCTTAGATTATATAATTTAGTTGGAACAACTAAAACATATACGAACAGTTTGTTTGGAACAGTAGATTACTTAACTGGAAAACTTGTTATATCTTCTGTAAATATTACATCAGTTTCTAATACTGATGGAACTATTAGAATTTTAGCTATACCTAATTCAAACGATGTTGTTCCTACAAGAGAACAAGTTATTACAATTGATTTATCTAATCTTATTGTATCTGGAATTGTGGATAATTTTGAACAAACAACAGCACAAAGTTCATTCTCAGGTTTATTTTCAACTTTAAATATTACACAAGGCGACCTTTTTGCGAACTCTATTGTTGATGTAAGAAATTATATAACAGGAACCACTTCATCATCGAGCTCAAGTTCTAGTTCTTCTTCATCTTCTTATTAACTGGATTTTGTAAATGTTAGAAAGTAATAAAGAATTTAAAAAATCTATAAAGTCTACTGTAAAATATAATCTTCCAGATTTTATACAAGTTGACCATCCTGTTTACATAGAATTTATTGAAGCATATTATAAGTATCTTGAATCTGCTAAGATAGTTATTAATGGAACAAATCACTATTTAACTCAAGAAACAAATTCTATAAATTTTGTTCTTGATGAAAATTTTGAAAATATATTATTAGAAACTTCAACAAGTAATTTTATTAATAATGAGATTATTCGTGGACAAACTTCAAATGCAACTGCTACAGTATTAGTTCAAAGTTTTGATACTAATCAAAGTTTATATATCACATCTAATAGTGGGTTTGTAATTGGTGAGAGGATAGTTGGGGAAACTTCTAATGCAGAAGCAACTATTACTTCATATTTTACAAATCCAGTTCAAGGAATACAGCAATTTATTTCTTTGTCTGATATAGACACAACTATTTTTTCTTTACTTGATAAGTTTAGAGATAGATTTTTAGAAGCAATACCAAATACTCTTGCTGAAGATATTTTAAAAAGACAGCTAGTAAAAAATATAAAAGATTTATATAGTGCAAAAGGAACTGCAAATGCACATAAATTATTTTTCAGAGCTCTTTTTGATGAAACTGCTGAAATAATATATCCAAGAGAACGTATAATAAAATTATCAGATGGGCAGTGGTCAAAAGATACAGTCATCAGAGTTGTAGAAAATGGTACATCAGATTTTATTAATCTTGTGGGCCAAACAGTTTATACATTAACATCAACTGATGAAATAAAATCTAGTATATATGTTACAAATGTCACAAGGTTTCGTGAAGGTACAACTGTAGTTACTGAATTAACTGTTGACATAGAATCTATACAAGGCAGTTTTGCTGTTGATGAAATTTTATATGGAATAGACCCAACTATAGATTTAGAAATTAGCTCTACAATTAAAAGTATAGTCACAGGTGTTCAAGTAGAAAATGGAGGATTTAATTATGTAAGAGATGATAAATTAGTTTTTCAAAATATAGGAAATGGAGCAAGTTCTGGTGTAGTTACTGATGTATCTTCTGGTTCAATTGATGAAGTTTTAGTTTTAAATGGTGGACAGAATTATCAAGTAAATGATACTGTTATATTTAATAATCTTAATACAAATGGTGTAGATGCTAGAGGTAAAGTAAGTATTGTAGGAGGCTCTTTTCTTTTAGAAGATTTTGCTTTTCCTGACAATATTAGTACAGATATTTCTAATATAATAGCAGAAACTGGAACAGGAGGAGTTGATGACCCTAGCGCAGTTCTTCTTGAAACAAATGGAACAATAATTTTAGAAGATAATCCAAATGCAAAAATTGTAAATGAAAATGAAAATGGTATTGTTAGTTCCAGTGATGTTTTACAATTTGAAAATACTACTTTTTCTGTTGATACAAATATTCAATTAGACCTTCAAGAAAATCAAAACAATAAACTATTATCAGAAACTGCTGATGAAATTATTATTGAAAACTTTCCTAATAACGGAACTTTTGGAACAGCTGGATTAAATGTTCCAAATGAAAGTAATGAAATTAGAAAAGTTGTTTTAACAAATAGAGGTGTAGGATATACAAGTCTTCCAACGGTAAGCATACAAGAAACTGCTGATGGAAGAACAGGTGCTTCTCTAGTTGCGATTTCTAATCAAAGCCCAGGCATTGGCTCTGTTAATGGTGTATCAATGCTAAGTTTTGGTTTAAATTATGATACAGTTCCTACGGTCACTCTTCCCGTAAATATGTTTGTTAAGAATGTGACAGGAAGTATTAATGTGGGTGATTCCTTTACTTCAGTTTCTGGGGCAACAGGAACAATATCAAATTATAATTCTTCATTAAGTATATTACAAGTCACAACAACTGCAACAAGTTTTCCTGCAAATGATAAAATAACAACTTCCTCTAGTGCAACTGCAATAGTTCATTTTGCTAATCCTGCATCATTAAGAGCAACGATTGGTGCAGTTGCTACAACCTCTGGAAGATATGTAACTGATAGAAGTAAAATTTCTGAAGTTTCAAACAGAATACAAGATAGTAATTATTATCAAGATTATTCTTATGTGGTTAAAATTGGCCAATCAATTAATGTATGGAGAAATAGTGTAAAGAGAGCAATTCATCCAGCTGGATGGAATGTCTTTGGTGAAATTATTATTTCTAATTCTGTATCTGGTTCTATTACAAGAACAACAACATCTCTTGGAGGATTTCCAGGCGCAGACTTTGGTGCTATTATTTTTGGTTCTGTTTTTGGAAGAAGACTAGGAACGATACATCAAGGAGTAGTTGGCTCTCCTGCAAATGTTGCAGGAACATTGAGTGATATTAGGAATGAAAGTATTAATCTAGAATCTGGTGGTAGAATAGTTTTTGAAGACCAATCTGGTAAACTCATAAGTGAAGCAATTTTGAGAGCTGTTACACTTACAAGTGATGTAAGTGTAAAAATGAAGACAGCACGCTCTGCATTAAAGAGGAAATATGGAACATTAGCTAATCTACCTATTTATGCATTTGCTGTTCCAAGGTTAGATTCTTCTGATGTTGCATCAAATTGGTATGGATTAAATAGAACAAAATCAATAACAGAACTAAATAAAAGTATAGTTGATGGAGAATATTATACTATAGGACAATTTAGAGATATAAAAATTACTGATGTATGTGATGTTGGTTATATGAAATTAGAAGAAGGTGATTTGTATGATATAAATTTATATGGTGATACTGGAAAAATAATTTTAGAGGATAATATTAATACAGATTCGGGGTTTATTTTTAGTACAACAACTTTTCCAGTTGCACAACACAGTTGGTTTAGATTTCAAATATCGGGTGGGGAATATTCAAATATAATTCAATGGAATGGTGAAACGATATTGACTACAACAGATGATTCCTTTTTTCAACAAGGATATTATCAGCCTAATTCTAGCACAAAATATATATTAGGAACTGAATTAGGTGGAACAGGTTCTGGATATTATTCTATCAAACAAATAATATTTTCTCCATCAAATAGTTTTTTAAAGTCTGACATATTTGATATTCCAGATTCAGCATATGCAACACAAATAAATGTTCCGCCTCCAGGCGAGATAATATTAAGAAAACGGTCAAGAACTTTGGATGCTGCAACAATTGCAAGGTTTAGTGAACTAGGAATTACTTTCGATAGAAATACTACATTTACGTTTGATGATAGTGTATAAATAGTATAAAAGAATTTTAGGAGCAGACAGATATGGCTTATCAGTCTATTGGTAGAGGCAGTACAGCAAATGACGGCACTGGTGATGACCTAAGAGCTGGTGCTGCAAAAGTAAATAGTAACTTTTCAGAACTTTATACATTACTTGGTAATGGTACTAATTTAACTTCTGATGTTGTTGTATTAAAAGATGCAACTCAAACTGTTACTAATAAAACTATCAATTCAAGCAATAATACACTTACGGTTAATTTGTCCGAAGCATCTGTAACCGGAACTATTGCACAATTTAATAGTGCGATGAGTGATGGAAATTTTGTAACAGACGTAGGGGCAGTTACTCTCACAAATAAAGTAATTAATACAGACAGTAATACAATTACATTTGATTTAGCAGATAGTAATACTTCTCTTATTGGAACAACTGCACAGTTCAATTCTGCATTAAGTGATGGAAGTTTTGCAACATTAGCTGGAAATGAAACACTTACAAATAAAACAATTGCAGCATCTGGAAACACTATTACAATTTCTATTGATAATATGTCTGATGTAGATATTACAACATCTGCTCCTACATCTAATCAAGTTCTAGCATGGGATGGAACATCTAAATTTGTTCCTGCAACAATTGCTAGAATTGCAAATGTGGTAGAAGATACTACTCCTCAGCTTGGTGGAAATCTTGATGTAAATGGTAATGCAATTACAAATACTTCTGGTGATATTACTATTACACCAACAGTTGATGTAGACTTTGGTTCAAATAAAATTAAGTATTCTAATGTGTATTCAGTTGAAGGAGAGTTGCCTAGTGCATCAACATATCATGGAATGGTTGCTCATGTGCATGGGACAGGAGCATTGTATTATGCACATGGAGGTGCATGGCATAAAGTTTTAACAGATATAAGTGATGGGCCTGTTACTAATTACTCTTCTCCTTCACCAACTTTGTTGTATACTACAAACACTGCTAGTTCTACAAACGGATATAGATTTACTGGGCCAGGAATAACTGCAACAGATAATAATCCAGTATTTAATTTATATCGTGGGTTTACATATATATTTGATAATTCATCTTTTAATTCAACAGAGCCGATGCAAATAAGAGTATCAAGTGATGGTGCTGCTGTAACAGAAGGAATAAGTTCTCCATCAACAGGAATAATAAAGTTTATAGTTCCAATGGTTCCGTCTGACACAACTTTAGTATATCAATCAACAGTAACAGTTGCAATGGTTGGAACAATTAATATTATTTAAAAAGGTAACATAAAAAATGTCAGCTATAGTCACAGAAAAATTTAGAATGCACAATGCAAAACAATTTAAAGAATCTTTTAATGAAACTGGTGCAAGTGGTAGTGAAGCATTAGATTCTAATTATTATCTTTTTATTGGAAAAAATAATTCATACATTGATGGTGACAATTATGGTGTTGTCAATTCAGTAAGTGATAGTGTTCCTCCTGTTCCTCAAGATGATGTAACAAGAGAAAGTTACAATTGGGATTCAATGTTAGCAGCAAAAAGAATTACAGAATCAGATGTTACTTTTGTTGCACCAAGAAGAAACTGGACAAACAATACAACCTATGACATGTATCAACATGATGTACGCCCTCCTTCTGGATTAGATACTGCTGGAAATCCTTCTACAAGCGGTGAAACAGCTCTTTGGTCTTCTACTTATTTCTTTATTACATCTGAATACAAAGTGTATAAAGTTTTAGATAATAATGGTGGAACTGCATATAGTGGTGCTGAACCGTCTTCTACATCTAATACTCCTTTTGTTCAAGGTGGATATTATTTAAAATATATGTTTACTCTTTCTGTTAATCAGATAGATAAATTTTTAACTACAACATTTATTCCTGTGACAACAGACACTACTGTTTCAAATGCTGCTGTTGCAGGAAACATAGAAGTATTAAGAGTAACAGGTGGAAATGGTTATTCAGATGGAACTTATTATTCTCCTATTAATGGTGATGGTTCTAATGGGATTGCAAAAATTGTTGTAAGTGGAAGTTCCATACAAGCTTTTAGTTCGGGCTCTTCAACTAACACTGATATTCATGCTGCTGGAACTGGATATACCTATGGATTTGTAGATTTAGCTAATGTATATACAGACTCTGCTTTAAGTTCTACAACCACTATTGGGTCAGGAACTGACGGTAAAGTTGAGCCAATTATTCCACCAAGAGATGGTCATGGTAAAGATGCAATAGATGAATTAGGAGCACATTTTGTAATGGTAAACGCAAAACTTCTTCAATCAGAAGGTGATGATATTACTGTGGCAAACGATTTTAGACAATTGGGTATTATGGTTGACCCATTTAATTATGGAACAACTACAGTGGCAACTGAAACAACAAGGAGACAAACATATGCTTTGTATATTGGCTCTCCTTCATCAACTAATTTTATACCAGACGAACAAATTACACAAGCAACAACTGGGGCTGTAGGTAGAGTAGTAGAATGGGATTCCGTAAATAATGTATTATATTATGTTCAAGAAAAACATCCAACATACGGAACAAGCAATTCATCTGGAACAGTAAATAAATATGTTGCATTTAGTGGTGCAAATCAAATAACTGGTGCTAGTTCAAATGCACAAGGAACACCATCAGATGTTCCAGGCGATGCAAATACAGTTACGTTAGCTGGTGGCAATACCATTACATTTAGTGCCACTGGATATGCAAATCCAGAATTACAACCAGACTCTGGAAATATTTTATACATAGAAAATAGAAGACCTATTTCAAGAGCTGCAGACCAAACAGAAGATGTTAAGATAACAATAGAATTTTAACGATAAATATAAAAAGAATAATTAAACAACTGGAATGTTATAATGCCCACAACGTCTAATTTTAATGTACAACCTTATAATGATGATTATGATGCTTTAAAAAAGTTTTATAAAATTCTTTTTAGGCCTGCATATGCAATTCAAGCAAGAGAATTAACACAGCTTCAAAGCATACTTCAAAATCAATTAGGTAGTTTTGGTGAACACATCTTTAAAGATGGTTCAATGGTAATACCAGGCACTATCACTGTTAATACAACATATGAATATGTACGTTTACAAAAGAAAGGAACATCTACTGGAAAATTAGATTTTCCTTCTGAAAATATTACTGCTCTTTCAGATTTAATTGATGCAAAATTAACTGGTGCAAATGGTGTTACTGCTGTAATTAAGAATACTGCTGATGCTACTACTACAGACCCTCCAACAATTTTTGTTCAATATGAAGGTTCAGATACCACAAATAATGTTGCAAGGTTTGCAGCAAATGAAACTATTACTTGTGTTCTGTCAGGTGGAACAACACTTACTGGTGGATTACAAGTTGAAGCAACAAATTTAAATGCAATTCTTCCAGTTGCTGGTCAAGGTTCTGCTGTTACAATTGAAGAAGGTGTATTTTTTATAAATGGATTTTTTGTTAAGAATACTTCTGAAACTTTAATACTAGACAAATATTTCAATGTTCCATCATATAAAATTGGATTTTTAATTACTCAGTCTTTTGTAAATTCTTTTACAGACCCATCTTTAAACGATAACGCAACAGGAACTTCAAATTTAAATGCGCCTGGGGCAGATAGATATTCTATTTCTTTAGCACTAGCTAAGAAATCAATTAGTGATACGGATGATACAGATTTTGTAGAATTGTTACAAGTTAATACTGGTGAAAAAGAAATTATAGTTGATAGACCAGATTACAATCTTTTAGAAGAAACATTAGCTAGAAGAACATTTGATGAAAGTGGAAATTATGTAATTAAAAACTTTGAAATTGATATTCGTGAACACAGAAAAAATGGAAATAATCGTGGTATTTATAGTGCAGATTCTGATTCAAAATTTGAAAGAATTTACACGCAAGCAGAATCAGATGGACTTCTTGCAGTTGGAATGAGCCCAGGCAAAGCATATGTTGAAGGGTATGAAAACGAAACAACTTCTCAAAGATTTGTTACTGTTTCAAAAGGTAGAGATTTTGAAACTATTCAAAACTCAGTTACACGTTTATCTTTAGGCAACTCTACAAATGTTACAAAGATTTATGGTTCT